TTTCAACTATCGTTACATTTCTGGGAAACTTTATGCGAACCGTGTAATGATTGATGGTACGATTGTACAGTTTGCGAATCAATTTGGTTGAATCAATAAGTTCGTTTTGATTGTTATTGGCATATTTCGTAAGTTTGTAAGTTTTGGACACGTTTGTATCGAGTATATTATTCTTCACGAATGTTCGTATTTCGGATGATTGTTGGGGTTTGAAATCCACTGTGTAATCATCAGATAATGGTTTTTCAAGTGTTTTTCGGTGTTGGTAATTCGTATCGATCAATGTGGATAACTCTGGTTCGTAACTTAAAATCAACTTCACAATGGTATCAATTTTCGCGGCATATTTATGAATGGTTTGAAAATTTGAATTCGTTTGCCCGAAATAGAACACCATGACAGAGGACAGATAATGCGATAATGTTTTTTTGTTACTGTTCTTCGTGGGTTCCGGGTTAGGATATCCTAAATAGCAGATCGAATCTTGGTAATTCAGATTCTTTTTTTGGATATACACGTGGTTTGTGTTGATAAGGATACATATATAAGCGCAGAAAATGGTAATTTTACTGTAATTGAGCCATAACTGTTCTTTTTCTACATTGTTCTTAAATATATCACTCAACGTAATGTTTGTCGTTTCTTTGTTCAACTTCGCAGCGTGTGATCGTATCAACAATTTAATCATGAATGCAAGATATGTGTTTAATTTACTTTGTAGATAACGAATCACCTTTTTATCCGTTTTCACGCCTATTAAATCCCATATAACATCTAATAACGCACCAGTGCCTTGTTTCGCAGATACAGGTAAAGGGGCTACAAAACTCATGTTATCGTTCGAATGTTTCAATACATCTTCTTGGTAAATGTCGCCTTTGTGCGTGCTCGACTTTTTTGAAAAGTCTGCAGTTTTACTGGTTGCATAAATCTGTTTGTCATGAACAAGTAGATCGAATACTTTCGTGAGTTCTACGCGTTGATTGTTATTTGAAATAATTGATGATAGGTTGGTTAATATATTTTGCAGGTTTTTATACGTTTTAGATAGACTGGTGTGTTTTTTGTACTTCGCATACTCCAGATATCTGGCTTTAAATGAAACTAATTCCTCAAAAGATGAAAAGGTTGTTCGATATGTTAAATCCGAAACAGAAGGTTGGTTCGTATCAAGGATGTATGCATCTACGATATCACCGTATTTCTTTTTCCAGGTTTCAAACTTCGATTCAATATATTTCCATATATACTCTTGTTCATTGAAATGATTGCGAATTCGTATGATGCGGTCCAAATCGTCAATACTATTGAAATCATATTCTTCGTCTAATGATTTAAACACGGGCATCAATGAGGGTGGATTGTTACTCATATAAACCGTATCACGAGTATCCCCAATAACGATTGGGGATATTTGTTCTTTCAAAAGTGATAATAAGTTGTGATGTATATGGAAGAATGATGAATTAAAGTTCTTGAGATGTCGATTAATGATCGACAGTTCGTTTTGAATGGATATGCCATGTAAGAAATGATATTCACGCGGCTTCACTGAAATGATTGAACGCACCTGTTCTGTCGTCAATTGTTGTGAAATGATATGAATGTTCAACTTGAACAAATCGAATTTGTTGAAATGATATTCATCGTGTAGTAACGTATAAATGAAACAGTCATTGTTGGACAAATCGTTTAGATTGTAAATGAAAGTTTTACGTTTCGTTTTCACCGTCAAGAGTTGTGATTCGGAAGACAGTATGGTTCCATTTTCAAGTTTGGTGTTTTTATCGTTAAAATGGTAGTAGATGGAACACTTTATTGGAAATTGAGACATGTTTGTGAATGTGCTTAGATACTTGTCTATATTGAAGTGCATGATTTCGTTGCTCGTTGAATCATTTTTGATGAACAATCCAGACGAATACAGTTGATCGTCTGCGAGAATTTTAACATAATTTTGTGTATGTGGGATTTGTATTTCATCCACTTCGGTCGTCAGTTGTTGGATATCTTCGTGACAGAATAATATAGATTTTTTGGATTGAATGGAGGATTCGAGTAAATTGTAGTGACTGTAGTACTGGCACGCGTCATAAAGACTATCGAAATGAGGTAAGTTGTGTTTTTTTGAGATTTCATAATAATCATCCACAGACAAGGTATTTGAATCGCAAAAGGGTGACAGAGCATTATTGTCAATCAAAAGTTCGATGAGTTTGTTCTTTGATTTAGATTTGGTTGTCGATATATTATTTTCCTCTGCAATTGAAAGCAATTCATCTAGCGAATATTTGTTCTTATACGAAGAAATCATGTGATCGAGAATAAAGTTAAAGGATTTCAAATCTTTACAATATTGTTTCTTCGACCCTTTTAGAGAAACATTATGTTTCGCTGCGATGCTTTTGAGATTGTCGATAGAGATATTATTTTCACAGTCTTTTTGTGAATCAATGTAGTTGTTATTTATTTCGTTAATAACTATCGTGTTAGTATCCGAAGTAATCAATGATGGATACTGTGTTTTTTGGATATAAGGCGATTCATTGTAAGGTTTCCAAGGAAATTTCGACTTAAAGGAACTTCTGTTTTTTAGGAAAGATTGTGCGTTCAGCATATTTTCACCATCGACAGAATTGAATTCTAGATCGATGTTCATTAAATAATCGTGGTCGTATAACGATTGGTTTTGATCGGACAACCAAGAACTCAGAATCGTGGAATACATGCCTAACGATCTGTAACTATTGTCATCGTTAAGAAGTTTAACGCATTCGATTTCGAAATCTTCATTTGAAAAGTCGATATTGATAGTTTTGTCTATGAATGTTGCGCGATCGTCTAGATCGTATATCGTAACATTATTCTCATCTACGAGGATTATGTTTTCAAGTTGTTCGGATGTATCTGGTGTGTTTATTGTTTCGTCAAATGTGTTTTGTTCATCTGAATTTAACTCATCATCACTATCTTCACGGGCGTCACCGTTGTCATCGGCATCGTCATCACTATCGCTTTGAGATGAAAAAAGTTTGATGAGACGAATGTTTTCATCGTCTTGGGTTAAAATGAAGGTACCGTCAATTGCAACAGGATGGTAAATCGAATCCTCTAAAAAGTAAATTATAAATTGATCTGTCTCTTCGTATTCCTCAGGAAATATAAAGGTATCTTCTTTGAAAATGATTGATTTGTATTTGGTTTTTAAAACTTCATGAAAGACAATGAATAAGATGTCATCAATGTTTGTTTGCATATCGGTAATATTGTCGAGCAATAAAGGATCTGTGGCCAATAGTTTCGAATATATTTTGCTACTAGACTTTTTGGATAATGTGACCAATTGCTTGTGTAAAGCGATGCGATATTTTTCAAGATACGACAGTTGCTTTCTTTCGGATAGTTCGCGAAAACTAGAATTGATTGAATATAAATATGAAAACAAGAGGGAATGTTTTTGTAATTCGATATCAGGCAACGGTTGAAATGTGATATTTGAAATATTTAAGACCGTGTCTAAGCGTTGCATCATATTGTATACTTATCAGAAAAGATTATCCATTCATTTTCGAAATGATTAATAGCATCAAGAGTAATTGATAGCATTTCTTGAAATGTATCCAATGCTTCATCGATTGAGTTTAATTCGTCTCCTTTTATTTTGAAAATCATTGTGGGATCGAGCGGATGCGGAATATTGTATCCAATGTAATTTACACTGTACGTATTGCGTTCATTGTTACGTATCATAGTATTGAACGAAATCGCTTGAATTACGTTACCGATCGTGTGAGAACCTTCAGGGATTATGATCGTCATCATTGAGGATTGAACATCGACCTTGTAATTTTGGTCGACCATGTTCAGGATGGATTTCTTGAGATTTTGAATCGCGGTAGTGTAGATATAAACGGGTGACGAAAGAACCTCGGAATCAATAGATATTTTGAAATGATTGGGTTCAAAATATTGGTTCTTTTTATAAAATTTGTCACGATTCAGATTATTAAAGTCTTGAGTGATTTGTTTATGTTTTGATTCATCGTGCCCTACCAATAGCCGAGAAAGTTCTGCATCCGCCTTCTTCTCATCAACCACAAATTCAATACAACACTTGCTGACCATACCGAATGATGCATTTCTTTTGGCGGTATGAACTACGGCTTTTGCCGTGACCACAAAAGCCGAGTTTTTAGACTTGTTCATTTTTGTAATTAAAATATGGTCACCGGTAACAGAATCTTTCGGGAATAGACGAGCTACGTTCTTTTTTGATAGCGGTTCGTCATTTTTATCAAAGACTTGAATGTCGCCCGATGTGACATTTTTTAATAGACCTGTAGTATTGGTCACGTTAATTTTGAACGTGTAGTCGTATTCGTCCCAATTTTCCAGTTCGTCTTGATTCACACAGATCGGAATTAAACTCATGCGATGCATGATGAACTCGTTGTGTAAGGGAGTGTCGTTTGAAGTAATATTGGTTGTATGATCATCATGGACGTGTGCATCAAAAAAGAAGCCCACGTTAGACATATCCGAAAGAACAGTTCTCCGTAGCGAATTGAGTATTGAAATATCTACGTTATGCACCTCGAACTCCATTGTTTTTTCAGATGCATTTAGCTTGTCAAACATTACTGTTTGATCACTCATTTCAGTCATTTAATAATATAGTTAATATTATTTAAAATCAATTTTTTTCTTGAATTAAATGACAGAGGCAACGCCGCCACCCAAGGACATATTCTTTTTTAGCGATCAATGTGTTCATTGTAAAGAAGCATCCATCTATGTTGATAAGAATATCGGCAATTACGTAAAAGTGAATATAGATACGCACGAAGTGCCCGATTTTCTGGACAGGGTACCAGCACTTCTGACGAATGAGAAGAAGGTGTTGTATGAGGATGAATTATTCGAATATTTGAAAAAAAACAAGGACGCAGAACCTTTCATGGTGCATGAGATGAATGGATTATCGGACAGATATTCGTATATGGATGAAACGAACGCTACGTTAAATCATAGTTTTGATTTTTTGAATTCGCCCACAAAGATAATTACCCCTGCAGAAACCGATGCAAGCAAAATAATAAACTACGAAGAAGTCCTCGCCAAAAGAGATAATGATTTAAAAAATAATATGGGTTTATAAATAAGTAATGAATTCAAAAGTAAATATTGTTGAAATCTTCAATAATAAACTAAATGAGTTTCTTAATGATTTGATAAAGATTCATGATGATTCGGATTTATTTGCATTCAAAACGAGTCTCAAGATGTTAATATGTGTAGATTCGAAAAAGCCAATACGTATGTTCAACAAACATGTATCGATTCCCTACTCGGAAAGGATCGTGAAAACTGACGACGAATTCTTTTTAGAAAAGGATTACATGGATGACGTTGAATCCGTAGGAAAGGATGTGGATTTCAATTATGGTTTGGTGAATAAAATTAAAGAGTTTTGGAAAGATATGACGGATACTAATAAGGAAATCATTTGGAAGTACTTGAATCTTTTGGTACTCTTGTGTGATAAATTTCATAAACTGTAAATTACAAATTATAGAAAATTTTCGTTTAAAGACAATCGAGATTTAAAAAATAAATGATAGAGAAAAAAACAATCAAGCTATTTAATCACGTATATAACTTATTAATGAAAGATATCCGAAACAAAAGTTCGAATATCAAGTCGTCATTAAAGATTAATTACAAGGTTTTTGACAAACAATCGGATGAATACTTGTTGTATATGAAAAACATGCTTTCTGATGAGGTTATGGCGTGTTTATTTAAGCCTGTGGAAATTCTGAGTTGCATCGAGATTTTAAATTTGGAGATATTTATGAATGTTACGGTGAATGACATTATAAAAGAGGTAAATGCAACAGATATGAAAACACTAAGCTATTACATTTACCTGCTGATGTTGATGGTGTATATTCATAAAATGGAATTGGATGAAAGCAAGAAAGACATTTTACTGTGTTCAACGATATCTTTAGCAGATTCCGCGTCGATATCGAATGATGAATTCGAAAATAAGTGCTCAGAGATATTGGACGATGATATCAAAATTGTTTTAAGGAAGATATATGACACTCGTTCAGATAATGTGGATTTCAAAAGCACAAACGAGCCTATCGATTTCGATTTCTTGAACAATACAAAAATTGGTGATTTAGTGAAAGAAATGTCTGCTGATATCAACGTAACGACTTTCGATATTCCCGATATGCAAGAAGATGGAGGGCAAATGGATATAACGAAGTTATTTGAAAATCCGAAGAATATTAAAGCAGTAACTGATATTTTTCAAAATGTGAGTAAAAAGATTTCCTCAAAAATCGAAACTGGGGATTTGAATGAAAGTGAGTTGATGAGCGAAGGTGTTCAGATGTTTGGGAAACTCGCAGGTATGGGTGGATTGGGGGATAATCAAGAAGACATAATGACACAGATGGCGAGTATGATGGGAAAGATGGATTTGTCACAGTTCGGAGACCTGGGTGGGAAGAGAGGCGGTAGTTCTCCTACTGGCAAGACACAAGAAAGATTGCGAAAGAAATTACAATCAAAACAGAATAAATGAATAATATAATACATAAAAAATAATACATTATATAAACAATGCAAATTTGGTACTCAAACCTAAAATCTTTTTTCAACATAGATAATGTGTTCGAGTTCATACCAAATTCATCGATGAATTTTGTTGAACGGTTGAATGTATTAACTAGACTGAGCTTGTATATATCCATACTATTCTATTTATTGACAAACGATTATAGAATGTTCGGTTTGTTTATGGTTACAGGTTCCATTACTGGGACCATCTATAGTATCGATAATAACAAAGAGAAATACGAGGACGAATACTTTGAAGATGATATAGATAGCAAAACGAAAAGAAAACACAAATTGTCTATAAACCGGAAGAAATGTACAAATCCAACGAAAGAGAATCCTTTTATGAATGTTTTGATCAACGAATACAGTGATAACCCGGAAAGAGATCCCGCGTGCGACGTATCTGATGTGAAGAAGTATGTTGATGAATATTTTCAAGAGGATTTATATAGAAGTGTGGATGATGTATACAATAAGAACTCTTCGACTCGTCAATACTATACGACAGCGAATACAAGTATTCCCAATGATCAAGAGGGATTTGCGAAGTGGCTGTATCCTTTACCTGAAAAAACGTGTAAAGAAGGAAATGGAGAAAAGTGTAAATATTTTTCTTCAAGTAATTAAAAATGAAACTATTCGATATCCAAAATCGCATAGGTAGTGATGAATGTTCAACAGATTTTGAAACATCTTACAACAAAGGTATTAATGACTACATGCTTTTCAATCAATATCAGACAAACAAGACAGACGATTCTGCCTGTACGATGAACTCCAAAAAGGTTGCCGAGTTTGCGAGCGAGAATCATATGATGTTACGTGACGGATACGGGAATACGAATGGATGTTATGTTGATAATGATAGCGAAATACGAAAATTTAATCTGACCAGCGACAAAAAGAGGGACATTTTGAATTCTCGGATGTATAGAGGGGGTCCAAATTTATCAAGGGGAAATACAAACCCGGAAATCGAAAGTAAATTAATTCAAGGAAACTCGACGAATTATGATTGTCCCAATAGAACATTGGACGTTTTTATGCCAATGTTGCCGTGTTTGGAAAGCTCTATTCAGGATCCTGGGAACATTATCGAAGGATGGCAACGAGGTGGGGAGAGTACTCGCGATACATTGAAGCAGGAAGATTTCTTATCTAAAAACGGGTATATATTTGATGGTAAGGTTTGGTTAAAGAAACAAATGTAAAGAAAAAAATATATACTTTAATAAAATAATGAGCTCGAACAGATTATCTTACGACCCGTGTTCGTATAAACAATCGTTATCTCAAAGTCTTGGTCCAGTGGGCTACACGTTGAACCCAATTATGTTTGAACATGAGAATAAATGTAGAATGGATAGAGGAATTATAGCGGGTACCAACATTTCTGAAATCCGGGGAAGTCAGATTGATTTGGAGAACAATTTACGGGGACAAACGTATCCCATGACAAAATGCTCTGCATACAAATACAAGCCCCAAGAAAGTTCTATTTTGACATCTAAAGAATACATTAAACCCGTCACGCATCCAAAAATAGACACTACCTTAGATCACTTAGACTCTTGTCAAATGATTGACTATGCCCCGGTCCCGAGAGTTCCAGAAATGAAATTCGATAGATGTGGATAAATATATATAATTAATAATAAATGAGTTTTACGAAATTGCCTTATGATCCTTGTGCTTATAAAACGACCATCGATGAGTCAATGAACACTGGAAAGTATATGCTGGATACACCTAAAATAGACTGTGGTGAAAATTGTTTTTTTACATCACCATATATCCGAATTGAAAAGAACGGCGTGGGAACGTGCAAGAATAAAGAAATGGTGGATGTCCATTCTGAATTGTTAGGATTGAATCGCAAATTAACAGAATGTCCAAAAAAGAAACTTTTCGATTCAGATTATTGCGAAAATGTGTCATTGAAAGACTGTGATAACAGCTTTCTATCACCCGAAGATACATTAATCAGCAACCCAACTTGCACCTTACGCGGAACCGGTTGGAATCGTTGGGAATGGTTGCATGAAAATCCACAAGATAAGGCGATGATGCCTTTCATGACAAATATTGAGAATAAAACAGTGGTTAAAGATAATCATCGACCATGCGTACCAAACACCAATCATATGGATAACGTTATACCATCCGATAATAATAAATGCTATACAGATGCAGCCGTTCAGCAGATATATAATGAACCTAACACGATACCATTCGTACATTGGCGTTCTTGTGATGAAATTCGTAAATTGTAGATATATATTTACAGGTATCTTTCAATGTAACATTACAATTATATAGTCTCGAAAATTTGAATACATCTTTTATAGGAAGCCACATTAGACCACCAATTTCTACTGTATCATAAGGTTTTCTCAGTTTAATGTCTTTCAGTAATTGGATTACGAAAAACATTTTATTTTTCAAGATATAAGTACCCATTTTCTTATATTTATGCGTACTAATCATTATCCCGGTTTCTTCTAATAATTCTCTTTTTGCACAATCGAAAAATAGATTATAATTTAATTCATTTGGTTCCATATGACCTTTTGGTAGCCCCCATTTCGAGGATTCATTTTGATATATAATCAAAAAATGATCAATTGTTTTATTTAATAGAATGATACCACATTCTGTAATGGGTTCTGTCAGAAACATTTTATTACACTGACTTACAGACAAGTAATATTCTTATATAGGTTTATCAATTTTTTTATTTTTATTCATTTAACAAGAGTTTTTGTAAAATTTTAATATTATTAATTGTAATAATGGCCTTTTATAGTGTATTGGCGGATACCAAAATTGACGATTTTAAACACAATAACATGATTCCATTTTTTGGCGGAAGTGTAAAACAAAATGTCACGGGTTCGGCGACCCAAACTATACTCGAGAACTATACTGGAATGGATAATCAAATGACTATTCCAAAACAGGAGCAAGCATCTTTTAATGATATGCATCGTAATCAATATGACCAAGAGTCTACCGGCTATGAACTACAACAGAGTCGTATGGATACACCCGTGTTTTATAATAATACATTACCTGTAGAGCAAATACGCGTCGGTGTTGGGACAAAAAACTCTGACGCCTCTAAACCAACGGGTGGGTTTCAACAAGACGAATATCGTGATATTGAAATGTACAAAACTACAGATGACCTTCGTGTTGCATCGAAACCCAAGGAAACATACGTGGCAAGAAGAGTTGATGGAATGAAAGAAAAGAAAGCGGGTACTGTGGGGCGGGTCGAAAAGAATCGCGTGGATACATTTTACGAAAAAACACAAGACGATTTATTCAAGACTACGGGTTCATATCTAAAACCGAAAAAACGAACTTGTACTGAATTGAAGGACACCAATCGAATCCATAATACCAAAGCCTATTCAGGTATTCCGTATCAAAATAAAGGGACGCCCAAGATTGGTGTGGTTCAGAAGCCATCGAAGATCCAACTTAAATCATGTTCCAATCAGGATAGTAATATCAAATCCCAGCCGAAAGACACATCCAAAGACGATTATGGTAGGAAAAACATTTTAGTGTATACGAATGAACGAGATTTGACAACTTCAAAATCACATGTCGGTAATCTATCAACGTATGTCAAGTCGATGATGTCGCCTATTATGGATGTTGTGAAGCGAACGAATAAAGAACTTATGGTTAAGAATGCACGCGAATTTGGTCCGATGCAAACCTTAGTGAAAAAACAGACTATATACAATCCGAACGATGTTGCGAAAACTACAATCAAAGAGACACTTATACATGATAACCACACTGGGCAGCTCACGTCGTTGAAAAGAGAAAATATCGTATATGATCCGAAAGAAATAGCAAAAACCACGATACGTGAAACTTTAGATCGCACAGACCCTACGATAAATATGGCAGGTCAAGTGAAGCAAACTGTCCATAATCCCAATAGTGTAGCAAAAACAACCTTGAAGGAAACTCTTATTGAGAATAACGATACGGGTCATGTATCTGGGTTAGAAAATGGTAATGGATACCTTACCGCAAACATGACAGCACATATAACGAACAAGCAAATTACGTCTGACAATGAATACATCGGACATCCTGAAAATGAAAACAGTGACGGTTATAAAAATGCTGTCTTCAAAGCGTCAGTAACAAATAAACAAATTACTTCGGATAATGAACATATCGGATTACCGTCTGGGAATGAAGAAATGAAGTCGTATAAAGATATATACAATGCTGTCATTAATAATACTCGCGAAACATTGGAGGTTAAGCCGCCGCCCACAAAATCGAATACGAAACTCACGACCGGGACAGACAATGTTATTTTGACATCCATACCCAGAGAAAAAACACAAACCGAAAATAAGAGTATTGCGCGCGTGTATCAACAATATTTAGATGCTGACTCTCAACAACTGACTAGATATAAAGAGCAATATAATGAAATCAGTAAAGATCGAATTGATTCGAGTATATTGAATGCTTACAAGGATAATCCATATACGCATCCGTTAGATACCGTGGTTTAAAATGCGTTATAATAAATATTTGAATTGTATAAGAATATGTCGGAATATAGTGATGAATTGATTTTTAAGTGTAAAACTAATTTTTATCAGGGATTCAAATCTATATATGAATCTGTGGCCAAAAAAACAATCAACAAAAAATATATTTTAAGAGATTTTCAAAATGCATTAGAGTTTGTTCCTTTATGGAACACAAATATTATTGACACTGAATATAAAAGATTTAAAAAGAATACCAGGTGTGGATGGCTAGATGATCTTATACAAGCGTCTTTCTTGAACATGGCAAAAGAACTTTTAAAAAATACAGAAAATAAATCTTCGATTCAACTCGTGATACCCTCTGGTCCAAATTTCATTCATAAATGTTATATCAATATTGCCAGAGAGATATGGAAAAACCCGAAAATATTTTACCAAAAAGTATCCCGAGACGAGTTAAAAGACAATATCGAAGACATCTATGACATTATTTCAGAACAAATACTACACACCTTAAGAAATGACCTTCCGTTTAAAGACGTACTGCACTCGTACCTAAACAAACAGAATACTGTATCGAATGAAGTAGAAGAAGACGAGTATAGTGATAGTGATATCGAAGATTCGTCATTGAGTAACGCTATAAATGAAACGAAACAGATTGACACCACCGAGTCTAACCACGAAGTTGGTGTTGTGAAACATATCGAGAATGACGAAGGTGATTCTGTCGTGAAACACGGTGAACCCTCTACACTGGATGAAGACAACGACGTAGCTCTCGACTCGGTGTCCGTATCCGGCGAACCATCTACACTGGAAGACGAGAAAGAGGAAGAAGACAACGTAGCCCTCGACTCGGTGTCCGTATCCGGCGAACCCTCTACACCGGAAGACGAGAAAGAGGAAGAAGACGATGTAGCCCTCGACTCGGTGTCCGTATCAGGCGAACCCTCTACACCGGAAGACGAGAAAGAGGAAGAAGACGATGTAGCCCTCGACTCGGTGTCCGTATCCGGCGAACCCTCTACACCGGAAGACGATAAAGAGGAAGAAGACAATGTAATCCTCGACTCGGTGTCCGTATCAGGCGAACCCTCTACACCGGAAGACGATAAAGAGGAAGAAGACAATGTAATCCTCGACTCGGTGTCTGTATCCGAAGAAGATGATCCCCGCGTCGAACTCGGTGATTCCAATACGAGTGCAGACGACTCTGGTGAAATAAAAACAGTTTTCGAAGAAACGACAAAAAGCGATATTTCAAAGTTCGCAGAAGACACAACTGAACCAGGAGAATTGAATCATGACAATGTATCTCCAGAAAGCACAGTAACGAAAGCACCACGTGACGATACATTTTATGAAAAATCGAAAGTTGAACCATCCGATTCCGATACAGAATCCATCGAAATTGATATGAATGACATCGAACAAAAATTATATTTATCTGACGAAGAAGAAGACACATCGGTTGCGAAAAAAAGAACTTCTGAAGTTAAACCGTTAAACCTGGCCAGTTTGAGAAACGAAACTACAAATGATGAGCTAAAATATGTTAATATACATGGCAAAGAAGTATATAGAAATGTAGAGGACGCGCATACTATAGATGCGAGTGAATCTATAAACGATAATGTGAAAGCAATACGCATCATTTGATAAACGAGTTCATTTGCAATATAAATAAATCTGTGATAAAAATAAATGTTTTCCAGTAGTGGTTTGATTATATCATTTGGGTTAGCAGCTATGATTACTTTACTGTATGTGTTTGCGAACAAAAATACAGAGGATAAAAAGGAAGAGTCGATTCAAATGAAACCCATAGTTAGTATGTTTTCAGTACTATTCATTATTGTTTATATGATTAGTATATTAATATTGGATGGAAATGACAATTCCGCAGTATATAATAACATAAAGGTTGGTGAGCCTCCGTTCTGATGTGAATATAAATAATATATAATGTATTAATATCAAGATGAAGTTAGAATTGAAAAGATTCAATATAGCAACCATTACAGATGATAAGGTTGTTGTTATGATCGGAAAAAGAAATACAGGCAAGTCATTTTTGATCAAAGATTTATTATATCACAATAACACGTTTCAAGTCGGGACTGTGATATCGGGTACTGAGTCTTCGAATGGTTTTTTCGGACAAATTGTTCCAAAGATGTTTATACACGACGAATACAAGGATAATATCATTGATAATGTAGTCAAAAGACAAACTACTATTATGAAAAATGTGACTAAAGAGATCAACTCCTATGGCCACACGAACATCGACCCACGTGCATTTTTGGTGTTAGATGATTGTTTATATGATAGTTCCTGGACGAAAGACAAGAATGTACGCGCGTTATTCATGAACGGTAGGCATTTGAAAATGTTTTTCATCATTTCCATGCAATATCCATTGGGCATTCCTCCAAATTTACGAACGAATATAGACTTTATTTTCATTTTACGAGAAAATATAGTGGCAAATAGAAAGCGAATTTACGACAATTATGCTGGAATGTTCCAAAATTTTGAGATATTTTGTCAGGTTATGGATCAATGTACAGAAAACTACGAATGTCTGGTGATTGATAACACCACAAAAAGCAATAAACTCGAGGATAATGTGTTTTGGTACAAAGCGGAAACCCACCAACCATTCCAACTCTGTAATCAACAATTTTGGGAATTGAGTAAAAAAATGACCAATGATAATGATACAGAAGAAGATTACGATCCTTCGGCGTTTAGAAAAAAGAAACCGTTTATAAACGTGAAAAAGAAACTCTAATATCTTCCGACGCCTCTGTATTCAAAATTATCCTCGAATAAGTTCCCATATCCAGACGAATCTGTACCCTTGACGAACACCATATCGTCATACATGGCTCTCGGGACGATTCGATATTCAATCTTCTTTTTATTTTTAAGTGTATTGATTTCGTCTTGATACACTCCATCAATTACAAATATGATTCCCATGAATAACATTAAAAACAATAAACTTTTCATTTATTAGTATATCTTATATTTTATATTTTTATTATGTGCGATTTTACTATCATTTAATGAAAACACTATATATTCAAAAGCATGTATTTATACAGAATCTTCAATAGTTTCATTAGGTTCTTCAATAGTTTCATTAGGAGGTTCTTCGTCTATCTCTGTAATGGTTTCAGAGTTTCCCTCGAATAATTTGCTTTTCATATCATTTTTCCGTTCGTTGAAATGCATGTCTGCGTTTTCATTGTTTTCGTGATATTTTTTCATT